CAGGATGTATCCACCTCCATTAGCACACAACTTGACTCGCTCATCCCAGCTTCCAAGATTGCCAACCTGTCCCAGGGTACATTTGTCGGAGCCGTTTCCGACAATTTTGGCGAAAAGATAGACCAGAAAATATTCCATGCTGAAATCATTGTGGACCATGCCAAAGTCGGCGCGGAGGAAAAGGCTTACCGGAAAATCCCTGTCATCAATGAATTTAAGGACAAGGATGAAAACGATATCATGATGCAGCAGATACAGCGCAACTACGACCAGATTAAATTGGATGCTCAGGCAATCATTAATGAGGAAATGAACCGAATCAAAAATGATCCGGAGTTATGTGAACGGTTGGGGTTAAAAGATGATACCTCACACAAGTAAAATCTGTCTAATTCAAAATAAACATAACATCTGAAAAGATTATTCTCCTTTAAGTACTGTTGTTCTTCTTTTCAGATGTTAGTATACCTTCCTTTATGACAATGATATTAGGATATTTCTAAGGTTTATTAATATTCCTGATGCGATTTTCTCGATCAATCAATTTATTAATATCAATATCTTGAATATTAATTATGGTTATAAGTCCAAACATAGAAATGCTTTCGTTACGTACAAACTCATTCAATTTCTTAGCCTCTTGATAAACTTTATCTATCCAATGATACGACGCTATTGTCTCATAATATTTACTCCCCAATAAGCCGTTCTCTCTGAATTTAACATTGGCTTCAAGAGTATAACGAACCCCCACGGATATATCATCCAACTTTTCATCAAGGATAAAATTGGCAATATCTTGAAAATTCGCCGTGTCAACTTTTGACAAGAGATTGCTTAAATTGTGAGTCCGAATAATTTTATACGTTGATTTTTCATCAGAGTCACTTCTCAAAAAAATCAAAGATTTCAAACTGCACTCAAAAGAAAATAATAAATCCACCAATATTTTACTACGTGTACTTATATTTGTAAACACATTTATTAAAGCCCTATATCGTGCTAAATAGCCAGAACTATCTGTCAAGAAAAAATCTGATATTTCTTTTCTTAAATCATCGTCCATAATCAAAATATTAAATCAGTTAATCCGTATTAATAAATTGCACTTTATTCCTTTTTCGATTTTAACTTTCACGTTGTTCTATAAACACATATTTGCTCAATTTAAGAATTAAGCAGAACAAGACAACAACTTTGTCTAACGAATAATCTTCGATTTGAAGTAAAGAATGTGCTACCTCATTTCTCAAATTCCAGCCTATTTTCTCTGACATTACATATTTGAGCATGGTAAGATGATCTTTGACAAAACTAGAAGGGCTCTCTGGAGTTCCCTTAAGATCTGCAATAATATCATCAAAAAGTTTTTCCATTATGACATCTCCATCTTTTGAACGTCTCTTAGCAAAAGTGGGTATTTTAAGTTTCTCAATAAAAAATCTCAAAAGACCTTCAATCTTAAGTGTTAAGCTATCTATAATAGTGACATAATCAGGGATATAACTTCCTTCAGCTTGTTTAAGTTCATCAAAGATTCTCTTTAATCCAGGTTTAACAGTATCTAAAGGAACAACACAAACCTTTTTACCATTATAGTTTCTCTCAATAGGTTCATTTAACCATGTTTTTTCCAAATAGTTTAAAACTGAATCGTATGATAACTTTTGAGAGTCAATGGCTGCCATAAATAATTTAAGCATTTTTAATGTACCAATTTTGAAAAAGAAACTATATGTAGACCAAAATTTCCCTTCTGCCGGTGTATATGTTTTAACGGTGTTGCCATATCTGTCTATACTTGACAAAGGAAGGATATCTATAAGTCCATTATCCGTTGCATCAGATAAAGTTTGGATAGAATCGTCTGTTTCATACCAAGGAGTCTCTGCAAATTGATCTAACAATTCATCTACAGAACAAGTCTCTATAGTCTGTTTTACAGCTTTGTCAATTGCCTTTATATAATCATCTGGAATTGGAATGGAAGTTTCTGTCAATTGGAAAGTATTTCTCTTTTCAGAGTATAACTCTTCCATCTCTTTTATTTTTCCATTGTCCTTTATTTTAAGATAAATATCCAAAGCTAATTTTATAAAATGCATTGAAGCTATATCTTCCTGCCTGCTTTTGGCAATCTGTTCATATACCTCAGCTCTCTGTTTTAAAGAATCTTCTATTGAAAGATTTATTTTTTGTTTTAACTTATCCGTAAATTCAATAGCATCTGCGGCCATATAAAGATTATCTTTTTCTATCAAGCTGATAGCATATTTATTACGCTCTATAACTTTTTCAAAGTCTATGTATTTTTTACAAATGCTATAATGCTCTAACATGAACCTTGAATAATTTAAAGGAACATGTTTTGTGTTATCATTTACACTCCAATGTTGCTGTATATCAAAAACTTGTTCAATGATTGCCTTTTGACAATCTTCAAACTTACTATTTATTGCAATTTGTAAAGCCAATTCCAAACGATTAAGAACATATCCCAATTTGAAATATTCTCCTTTTTGAGCTTCACCATAATATTCTTGAGCTAAGGAGATTAATTCGTTGCATAACTGAAGCTTGAAACTGTTATTTTTCGACCAGTCTGTTTTTTGTCCGAAATATACCATCAAACCATATTCGGTTTTTGCATAGAGATTATTCGTTTTTTTATAACGCTGCTCAAAGAACTCGAAATTTTCTTTAGTAAGATTTCTAACATCAGGCCAATAAAAAGGTATTTTGTTTCCATTTGCCATATCTTGTGTTCCTGCCATTTGCCACGATAATCCTTTAATTGTCCCCTTTGTTTCATCATCTTGAAACTCAAAAGACTTTCTTATTAAAAAAACTTGTCGATCTAATTCTGCTTGCAAAGCAACATTAATCATATCTTTTTCACAAAGTTCACTTATTACTTTTTGAAATTCATTATTAATTGTAGATGAGTCCTTATTCTTATAATTTACAGAATCAAAATTCTTTAAGAACTCTTCATATATACCATATTCACTCTTATTTTCCATCTTTCCAGTATTTAATTGTTTTTTTTGAGAATACTTCCGTGGAGAACGCATAAATCGCTTTCCTTTCTTTGTTCTACTGTCACCTTTTCCCATATTAACATTTACAATGTTATCATCCAAATTTCACAACAACCTCCACAACCTCTCCACGTTCCCTCCACACATCCAACACCCGTGCAGGAATCCCATGGTTGAAGCAGCATTGGATAAACTCCATCCCGATAAACACTCCTGTATTGTATTCCCCGACATTATCTCCGTCATTTTTGCAGAAGGTTACGGTTCCTTTCATCTCCTCATTCCTTCTCTTGCGGTATTGCGCCTCCTTTTCAAACATCATAAAGACTTCTCCTCTGACAATCTGCACCTGTTGGCCTCCGGTTTGTAGGAATTGCAGGTAGCTCTCCAGCAGGTCTTCCGGGCATCCGCTATGGGATAGCATGTTTCTTATCCCTTGTATCTGAATCGAATTTTCCATTGCTTTTTATTTGGCTATGATTATCTTTTTATCCTTGATGACAAGTGTGTCTTTCCCGCCATGATTCGTCAGGCTTACATCCTTCAAGTCAATGCGGCTGTTGGAGATGGAGAACTCCTGATGAATCGTATCATTCCGCAGGAAGTGGATGTCCTGCTTGTACAGGTTCGGAATGGAAAAGAACAAAGTGATTATCCCGATAAAGCACAGCACCATCAATACCGTAAAGATTACAAACCAGCGTTGGTATTTACGGTCTTCCACAACCTTTACTTCAATAGGAAATGGAGATTCCTGATAGCTCACCCGTTTCTGTTTCCATGTTACTCTGCAACGTAGGTTCGAGAACTCATGCAGACTGAACAGTTCCGGCAGTTCCTGTAAGAAATGCAGGTATTGTTTGGTTTCCATCAGCACTTCCAGCTCCACGGTTACGCGGATGACACTGCGTTTCATTATCTTGGGTTTCCCCGATGCGCCTGCGGGCTTGGCGACATTGATGGGACGGATGTCCGATGCTCCGTTATCCATGCTCATGGCAAGCTCCATTCCGGTGTTTCCTAAAGAGGGGGCATCTGTAGGATGGGTTCCAAAAGATGAAGAACTTTCTGCACCTTCATATTCCGCTATCAGGTCTGCTATTTCGCGCACTTCAGTTACTGCCACATTCTTTGCCTCTGCATTGGCAAAGGTTTCCACTTTGGTCTTGACCATATCGGTCAGAAAGGCTTTTATCTTGTCTTCGCTTTTCTTATGGATAAGGTAGCTGGGATACTTCTTCGTGAAGTTCCGGGCTACGTTTTCCATATAGTCCATTGCATAATCATAATTACGATCAATAGTCAGAAAAAATACAACGGATAGACTAAACAGGTTGGATGTTTGAAAATCATTCATACATTTTTCAATAAACAGTAATTATCAAATCTTTCCGGGCTTCAATGGCTTCATCAAAAATAAAATTCAAATCATCCATTTCTTCTTCATAATCATAATCACCAATGCCGTTTCCTGCTTCCAATGCAGTATATTGCTGTTTCTTGATTTCCAATTCTGACATCGGAATGCTTATGATATAAGGAAAATCATCACTGAGTGGAATAGGTATGAAGCTACTCTGTTCGTCCAGTTGCCACAAGTTCTCGGCATTATAGATGATTCGTCCATAATATTCACAGACTTTTTCATATACATATCCATACATGAATGCCATGTGGGGAGAACGTTTCTCTCCGTTTACAATGTCAGCAAGTACACTGTAAGCATCTTCTGACGGACTTATTTCACTTTCAAAGTAATTATTTAAGCTGTCTAACTTCTCCTTCAGCGAAGAAGACAATTGGTTCAACAAATCCATATCATGCGAACCGTAAACGGCTTTTACTTTATTTGCATCTACCAAATAAGCATGAACATAATAACTCATATCAGTCTTGTTTTTAGTTGTTACTTACTTTTGACCATCTGCCCAATGAACCATATCGTATGGATAATATGGATGTCCTTTCAAAATACTATCATCAAGCCCCAATACTTTAACCAAAGCACCACTTTCAAAGCACCAATATCCATCATGGTTAATTCCGTATTTGTGATCATTATACCAAGATAAATCTGAATGTCCTCGATACCATTCTTTTTTGAGATATTTTTCCAAACGTTTCACTGCTTCTATTTTATCTTGTTTAGCTAATTCTGTTACAGCAATAACCGCTTGATAGGGTAACGGATATAAAACAGTGCCAGTTGTTTGTGTCCAATCAGGAAATCTATATCTAATTAAAGTATCATAGATATAATCTTTTACATCATTATCTTTTATCAATTGGACTAATTTTTGCATAGTATTATCATCATATTCCAACATGATACCAATTGATAACATCCATAACATTTCAATATAAAATCCTTTTTCAGTCCAAAAACGTGGCATGATTCTAATAATTTCCATATAATTACCTTTCAAATCTTCAAGGTTCTTTCCTACAGAAAACTGCACTAACAAAGAACGAAGTCTAAAATTGAACAAAGAATCATATCCGATATGTTTACCAGAACGATGCAGTTGCTCATAATATAAAATTTCTTCATTATACAACTTTAGTTGTGATAAATATTGTTCTTCTGTAAAAAGTTTGTCTCTTATTTCCATATACATTTAATATTATAGTTATTATGGCCAAATCTCAGAAATGAAATCAGAAGTTTTTGATTTAATAGACTCATTTCCTTGAACTCTAATTTTTTTAGTTACAACTTTACCATTTTCAAAAATACGAGAAACAATCCTATCCACCTCTTCATTATCTAGTGCACGCCTAATTTTTCTTGATAATTCTATAGATATAATTCCTTTTTTTTCTAATCTAAGAATTTTATCTTTAATCCATATTATTCCCATCTGAGGACCTTTTTGGGTTTGACTAAGCATTGAGGTTTCATACTTAGTTTCATCAATAACAAATTTAGGCAATGGTGTCAAATTCTCATAAATTCCATCGATGCCTTTCCTAATTTTAGAATCCAAGCTGTTAGGTGCATCATCACCGATTCTCTTCAAATTATATCGTCTGCCATTTACACCTTTCTTTAAACTCTCACTAGTCAACAAATTAAGGCAGGATTTCATCTCTCCATAATTACCCTTTTGCTTATTGCTCGGTTCGTCTTTGTTACCACTTTGCAACAAAAATTTAAACCGTTCTTCTTCTTTTTCTAATATTTGTTTCATCTGCTTCACTTGGGCATTGACAACAGCCAGTTCTGCATCTGATATTTTTAAAGAAGAATTTGCTGTAAAGTTAGTATTCTCTTGAAAAACTTCATTCTTTTCTATTTCGTTTTTGACAAAATTTTCTGCACTACTTTGGACTGCGGGGGCGCTCTCTTTCCACACCTTCTCCCTCACCTCCAGATTATTCCTCTTGATAATCCCCGGTGACAGATACAGCACCATCATCATCGGAGAATCTCCAGCACTCATATACTCCTCTATTTTCACGCAGAAGCAGTCCCAAAACTGGAAAATGTCCGCAATCTCCACTTCGTTGTAGATGAAATGGATTTCCCCGTTGTGCATGGCTCCTTCGTTCAGCCAGTCATAGAAGAACTGCTCTTCACCCTTGCACTCAAACGCGAGCGTGATCAGGTCTCCCTCGACCGGCAGACACTCCCGATTGCCGATTTCCTCGCAGACTTGGATGTGGAGTTGCATGATTTTTCTCAGATTCGGGTCATCATAGTGCCGGACGTGGCACCGATAGTTATAATAGAGTATCGGCACCTCCCTTCCTCTTATTTTCAGAATAGTTTCATAAATCATGATAATACAGTTTCAGGTGAATGGCTAAGGTAATAAATCACGGCTGATCCAGTAGTACGTCTGCCCGTTGGATTGGAATGACTTGCCGGCGGCTTCGTCCAGCAGTTTTTTCTTTTCCTTGAAATATTCAATCAGCATGTCCAGTTCCACGTCCGTAATCATTTTCTTTTTCCGCAAGTCCTTGACACGGTAAACCTCAAAGAAAGGATAGTCAGCCGGACAGGAGGTAAACCTTTGCAATACCTCTGACAGGGGCATTCTCAGGAAAGTCTTTCTCCCCACCCTGCAATACCTGTCCCTGTTGCGCTCTGAAAGGAAATGTCTGACCAGCTTCCTTCTTACATGTCGGGTTGAGGCATATTCCGGCACGTTCAGGCTGTCCGTCTTGATGCGCACGGTCGATTCTTCGGTGTCTGTCTGTAGATAGTCGTCCGGACAGTTGCAAATATCCGCTTTCGCCCGCTTTTTCTTTTTGACCGCCTCGTATTTGTAGTCCACAATCAGTTTGGCGGGTGCTTCCACATATTTTCTCAACCGTTTGAACTCCTCTTCATTGGCAAGCAGGTAATAGTCCAGTGTGGAGGACAACGAGTCCGGTAATGCGACAGGTTGCGTAGGCAGGCTCCAGGCGGGTTCGATACCCGGAAGTACGGACAATATGGGTTGCACATCCGGCTGGCGGATATGGTAATAATCTGTCATTGTCGAGTCCGTCCTATATCGGTGTGTACCCACTTCATCGAATGCCCTTGCCAGGCTGTTGCTCAACAGGGTATTGTCAAACTTCACTTGCAGCAGCATGGAGTCCACGGCGGCGGTCAGTCCTTCCAATTCCAGCGATTCGTTCTTTTGCGGAAACACCAGCCATCCCTGCGTCATGCTCCGGTTGGGAAAATCCAGGCAATAGATATTATGGTTCACCTCCGCGTATTCGCTTTCATTCCTGATTTGCTCGGGATATACAATCAGCTCCCGTTTCTTCCGGCTGATGCGTGGTGCCGAGCAGTCTATCATGTTCCCGATTTGCAGCACGAAGTTGTTGAAGTTGTCCGGCTCTCCTCCGTAGAGCTGGAAACCAAGCAGACGGCAGTTGTTCTTTACCAATTTGTTCACCAAGGTGGAGTCCGCCCACTCGCTGTTGAATCCTTTGTCTCCGATAACAACCAGAATATTGGTCTCATCCGGACATTTGTTGAATTGTTCCACCCCGATTTGAAGGCCGGACCAGCTGCCGAATCGCCCGTATGTGGGTTTCAGTTGCCCGGCATTGCGTGCCTTGGCGGAAAGGAAGTCAAGCAATTCCATGTAGTAGGGAGTCAGCTTGCAGATAGGGTCCTCCCGGTTGTCCGGTTCGTTGAAGGTAAGCACGGCGCCGAACTTGAAAGAAAAGCTCTCGTCATTTGCCAGTTGCGACTGTAATCCCTGGATGGCATTCACCACGGCAGGAAACCGCTGGATGGTGCTCTCTTTCCCTTCCAGGACGAACATGAGATTTATTTTTCGCAGGTCCTCCTCAATCTTGTGTTTGAATGTGCCGTAATATATCGGATGCCCGTTGACGTTCAGCACATAGCTCTCCCGTTTGTCTATGACCGGCATCGGCACATGCGTTCTGAAACAGAACGCCGTATCATTGTGCCGGTAGGACAACACCGGGCTGTACCGGATGGCGGGTTGGTTATCGGCGAATTGCAGTTTTTGTCGCATCTCATCGGATGACAAGTGTAGGGTGTCCTTCCGTTCCCGGTCTTTGAAAACAAGCGTGCTGTCCGGCAGCGAGGCTATGTCTATATGGAGCTGCTGTTCGGGAGCGGTCAGCAACCTCCCGTCCATCCATCCGATGGCGGTCTGCCCGATACTGTCTGCATCAAGTTGCGGTTTGTTCGCCACGAGGACACATCCTTTGTCCGCAGCTGTTTGATAAGGATACACGATACCGTAGAATGGGATTTTGCCCGCTTCTTGCGTCAGGTCGGGATTTTTAAACAGCTTTACGGAATCGTTGGCAAAATAGGTATCGGGATCGGCAAATGCCAGGGTGTCGGTCAACATGACCACCTGCTTGTTCTTGAATCCCGTAACGACATCGGTAAAGCCGCTCCGGGTCAGCAACAGGTCGTTCTGGTTGATCCACCCGCAATACTTGGCCTGCTTCCACTCTTTCAGCCTCCCGTTTTTCAGGATGGCGGGGTCGTACCGGATCAGCCGGAGCCAGTCACCTTTTCGTTTGATGACTAAAAACGCGTCCATATATTCCACCGCCTGCATCTCGTTCTTTCCGCTCGGACTCAGATAGGTCGTTCCGGCTTCACGGGCAAAAACAATCCACGGGGTATGCCTGAACAGTGTCTGGCTGCGTGGAACCTTCACTCCTTCCACGGAATAGTTCCGCATATACTCACGGGGGACATTCTTTATCCGGGTAAAACGGTGTACAGGTCCGCAGGATATCATACAGGCGATACATCCGCAAATCCATCCTCCTTTAACAAGTGCCGATATATAGTTCTTTTTCATGCCTCATTCTATTTTTTTGATTCGGAAAAGCGTTCGTGCTGGGTTACCATCAGTTGCATCACACATTCGTTGTTCAGGTTGTCTCCCATATCGACGAACACCTCGTCTATAAGGGTTTTCCTGCGTGCTATGATTTTCAGTCCTTGGCAATAGGAATAGAAATCATTCTTCTTGCTGTTGTTGACAGTTACCGCTATGTCCGGATTTCCGCAAAGGTATTTTTTCAGGATATAATTGTAATGGGTATTGAACGGCTTGCCGTCCACGATGGCCTGCAAGTGTTCACGGATGTCATTACCGATAATGACAAGCACGTCCGTCGAGTCGTTCTCCGTATATTGGGGAAGGATTTCAATGGTGTGCCTGACCGGATATTGGGTATTCTCCGTAGTCAGCAGAACCTCGTATATGCCGGGTTCTGTATAGGCGTAGAGCGGGTTCTGCTCCCGCGAATCGACAATTCCGGACTCTCCGAACTGCCAGCGCCATTCTTTCGACGGACCGTATCCTTTGAAAGATACGATTTCTCCTTGGAAGGCGGTTGCAGGTGCTTTCATCCTGACAAGTTCGTCGCTTCCGTAGTCATCCCGGCTCTTGTGTACTGTGATGATCTGTTTCCTTTCCAGTCCTCCGTCCACCTGAAGGCGTACTTGGTAGCGGCCGGGTTCCTTGAACACATATTCTCCGCTTCGTTCGTGTGATATGTCCCCGTTGCCGAACTCCCAAAGCCAGGAACGTGCGTTGCGGGTGCTGTCCGCGTAATGGACGGCTTCTCCGGTTTCCACCTCTATGGGGGTCAGTGTCATCCGTATGGTACGGTTGGAAAAGAACAGCCGGATCAGTATGGCGACAAGAACGCATAGCAGCATGGCTGCGATTACGAACAGAATCTTTCTGGTATAGATTTTTCCCATGTCATTTTCCATTTTTAGTGCCAGAGCGCAGGTCTTCCTCTTTTTTCCGCAAGCCGATCTCGCACTCTTCCAGATTGGCTTTGAACAGGCTTATGTTTTGTTCGATGCTCCATAGCTGTTTCTTGTCGGACAGCCACATGGCATAAAAGTCGGCAATATGCATGAACAGCTTGTAACGCTTGTCCCAGTTGTTTCTTTCGTATGTGTTCCGCAAGTTGTTTATCAGATAATGGATATCGTCCTCCTCATATTGGGCATAAACGCCCGGTTCAAACGCCTCGATCTTACGGAACAGGGAGTCTGTCGGAAGCTGGCATTCCGCCTGCTCCTGTTGGAATTCCTTAATGCGGTTCATTTTGATTTTCACGAACTCTTTCTGTTCAAATATCTTAAAATCCGAATTCCACATGAATATCGCCAGACAACACGCTACGGTCGTCAGGAAAAAGAACAGGAATACATAGGCATGCCCCATGAAGATTTCCCGTTTGTTCATTGTCTTTCTGTTGTTATCCATAAATTTACAGTTTTATTTATGATTGTTGTTGGGACCGACATTCATGTTACGCCGTGTCTTCCAGTTATCCTGAATACATTGCATCAGGTCTTTCTTTACCATCTCTTCCTGGATATTCAGCAGACGGATGGAATCCTTTACTCCGAGGAAGATGTTGATGTTTCCCAAAAGTTGCCTGTAGAGCCTGCAATCCTTGGCATCCATGCCCTGGACATATTTGAGCAGGTTCATCTTGCGTGTACTGACAACGCTTTGCAGGAGCATGTCGTTGATCTGGGGGGAAGTGTTCATCAGTTTCATGTACTGGTAAACGGAATCCACGCTGTTCGACAGGGACAGCTCCTTGGCATAGATGTGGTCATACTCCAGTGCCTGTTCCGTAATCCGCTTTACTTCTATGCCGGAGGTCTTCAGGAAACAGGCAAAGATGGTTACCGCAAGGATGATGCAGCACGTCAGATAGCCTGCGAACCTCAAATAGGCTTTCCTTACTTCTGTGTTGTTTTTCGGTTTCATATAGAATAATTTTTGTGTTTATAAATAAGTGCTGATGCCCAGATAGGCGCCTTGTTCGTCTGGGGTCCCCAGTCTGAACCGGGCATCTTCCTGTTGGATGATGTAGCGGATCTGTATCTCCTTGTCCGAAGGGAGGAACAGCTCCGCCAGCGCATTCAATATTTGGCTGTCGATGGCACCGGGAAAGAAACTTTCCATCCGCCGGGCGGGCAGAGGGCCGATTTCCATCAGCATCCGGAAAGTACCGTCGGCAAAACTGTTTCCCAGAACCATATTGTCTCCCAGGATACAGCTTCCCAATTTGGGAATAAGGCCGGTATCCGCTTCCACTACGCACTTGTCTCCTTTCCTGAGATGGACGGGCACACCCGTCAGGATGGTCATGCACTCGCCGATCTTGGAGGGACTGGCCGTAATCTGCTCCATATAGGCAAGCATATGGACAAGCATGACCGCCAAATGGGTTGGCAGCAGTTCCAGCACGGGCCATTGTCCGGAAAAGATACTCACGAAATCCGGATGCACGTTCATCTCGTCTATGCGGCGTTCCTTGTTTTGGAAAGTGACCAGCATATGGTCCAGGGAGATTTCAAAAGGCTTGAAGAAACGGCGGGCGAAGAACTCCTCCTCCCGGTGGACACGGATTTCATCCAGCACCTGCTCCTTCGATATCTTTTCGGACTGGTAAAGGTTCTTGTGGAATATGCCTTCGGGCAGTGCGTCATAAAGACTCCGCCTGTTCACATAAAGATACAGGTAGTCCGTCAGGTCGTAATGGGAATATTCCGAGTGGATGTCATGAATGTCTTTCGAGAATCCGCGCCGTATATCCCCCTTTCTGGAAATGAGGGTACGTTCCGCGTCATATCCGGCTTCTTTCAGCCCGCTGGCAACCACTTCCGCCTTGAAGTCCGTATCTGGCAGGTTGAACGAATGGGGATGTTCGTCAAAACATACGATTTTATCTGTTTCTTCTGTCATGGCTGTTCGTTTATGAGGGATTAATCCAAGATGTTCCAGCGTGATTCGCTGGACTCTTTCGGTTGTCTGGAACGTTCGGCGACCACGATGTTCTCTTTGTGCTTGCCGATATACTCCAGACGGCTGAGAGTGGTCCACAGGTCATTGAACAGGTATAGGAAACGTTCTGCCGTAACCATCAGCTGGCGGATATTGTGGTGGTTGTACAACAGACCGCTGTTTTCCCTCAGCAGACCTTCGTAAGCGCCTGGGGTGATGCCGTTCCACTCGTTGAAATATTTCAGCAAGTCCTCTTTCTCTTCCTTGTCCATAAAACTCAGGCATACATACAGATGATGCGCCAACGTGGAGAACACGTTCAAAAAGCGCAGCGGCGAGTAATACTGCCCCTCATTGCGGAAAGAGAAATAGATGTCGGATATGAACAGCATGACATGGCGGCACAGCATACCGATGTTGGTGGCAAGGTCGGTTTGTTTCTCCGCATTCTCCACCTTGGCAAGGATGTCAAACGAGGCTTTCTCGATGGAATCGACAAGCTGGCCGAATTTGGTATAATAGCCTTTCAGGTCCGGATGACTGGACATGCTCGTGCATGGAGGGATGAAGTTTCCGTCCACCTCGCAACGGTTCCCGTTCTTACGCAGGCGGCCGATCAGCAGGAAGTGTCTTCCTAACTCGCTTCCGTCTGTCTGTCCGGTCGGTAACACGCTCAATGCGTATTTGGGCAGGGCATTGGGCTGGCGGGGGCTTATCTCTTTCTCGTCCGGAACGCCCGATGGCAGATGCTCGAAAGGGTCTGCCATCAGTATGACATCCCAGCGCCGGTCCTTTTCTTCCGTTTCATCCGTGGAAATATGGAAACTGGCGGTCAGCTCGTCATCGTCACCGGCATCGTAATCTATCAGGTAGCCTCCGGCCGTAAGGGCATGGCAACGTTTCAGACGGACTTCCAAAGTGCCGGTAACAAGTTCCGTAATGCTGAAATCACCGGAAACGGATTCTCCTTTTCTGAACGGCAGGAGTCCGTAGGTGTTGCGGTTCAGATAAAATGACTGGTATTCGCACAACCGGTCCGTAAAGTGGTCTTCCTGTTGCGTGAAATGCCCTTTGTTGACAGGCATTCCGTCCGCCCAGTTTACCAGCGGGTATTTTTTCTTCTGGCTCTGTTTTCCTATCATGACGTCTCTATTTAAAATTCATTATACTTTACAAGTTCGTTCGCCACACGCTTGGCAATGATTACATCGTGCTGTTTCAGCCTGTTGTCGGCAAGCGTGAGGTCCGGGTCTATATAGAACCGCCTTTTGAAAAAGGAGGGTTTGGTATAGAATACCCATTCGTAATATGCGCCGCCCTCGTTCTTGTACACGATGGGAGAGGATGGCGATTTGAGGTTGCAGTCGTCGATCATGCGCTGGAACCATTGTCCGAAGATGACATCCTCGGATGCCTTGCCGGTAATACGTTCCGATGCCGGATCGTCCACCTTGCGGAATATCTCCACATCCATCACGATGCTCCGTTTGCGGTTGATGCGCAGGGTATCCGAGTCATATTCCTCCGAATATTTCCAGACTTTATAGATCTCAATGGGTATGTCAAAATAGCTGTTCACCGTTTGGGTATACAGGAGCGGGAATACAAAAGGCAGCAGGCAGGTGGAGGCCCAGACTCCATACTGGAGTTCGTTGCAGAGGTTGAAGACCACGGAGAACAGTCCGGCTCCCAATAGCGTGACCGTAACCGTCAGCAGGCATTGGATGCCGAATGATGGCATCTCCTTGCCCGAGGCGAATACTTTGCGCAGGATGAACCGGTTATAATGTCCGGCAGTCCAGTACAGGACAACCAGCAGGATATAGACATAGGGCATGAAGCTATAGTCCATGAACCCGCACAGGGCGGGCAGGGCAAGAATCATGCCGCACAACAGCAGATATACGATCAGTTTTCTATTGTTGAGCAGTTTGTTCTTGCGTGCGATAAAATAGGCCGCGATTCCGAAAATCACGGTTAGCAGCGGCATCAGCAGGTACGATGAAATGAGATGTTGGGTAACTGGGTTCATAAGTATGATATTTATGCTTTATTGTATTCTATGAATATCCGGTAGTTGAATGTGTCCGGCGAACAGGCCAAGAGTTTGGTACGCAGGTTGTCTTTTATCTGTTTTTCCTGCGAAGGCTCATCCAGTTTCGTTCCAAGAATCAGATGGACCTCTTTGGTCCGCACCAGCCCTTCATGGGGCATCGGGCTGATCTCCACTCCGTTCCGAATTTCTGTCCGCACCAATAGCTCACCGAGTTCCTTCTTGCAGAAACTGGCTATGTCGTTTTGTGTCAGGACCCGGCCATGTGAGATGAAACCGTATTTGTAGATGTCGATCTGTTCCCTGTTTTTGGGGGCTTGTTTTCCGCCGTAGGTGGTGCTGACCAGTGCGAGTGTCTTCGAGTCCAGATAAGTGGTGGCATTGGGTGACAGGTTCACACCGGCCTGTATCCGGTTGCCCACCTCGCAGTTGGTGGTCCAGTATTTGACGGTAATCTGTCCCTTGCCGGACAACTGGTCGATCATCAGATAATAGGGAGTCTCCCTGGACTCGTTCATGCTGTCGGCAGTCTGCTTCATTTGGGCCATCAGTTGCTCCATCTGGGTGGTAAGTGCCTGTAGCTTGATGCTTGAAACGGCATGGAAGGCATGGGTCTCGTCATCGAGCAGGTCTGACAGGTAGCCGAGCAGTTCCTTGGCGGAACGGGAATCGAAACGTTCGCATCCGCCTTTGCGGATGGAGTAGGTTCCATTGCTTTCCGTGGAATCCTTTTCGGGATAGAGAAGTTCATGATAAGTCTTCCCGTCGGAGTCTTTCACGCTGTGTACGGACAGCAGGGACTCATGGTTGCCTGTGCGTAATGGCACCACCCTGAAGGTGTCCTCAAGGGGAGTTGTTTGTTCATGCAGTGTCTTGTTCTCGACAGGTACGATATTGATGCCGACATGCAGTTCTTCCAGGACTTCCGGCGTGAAATGGGCGGGGAACTGTATCTTCACCCAGACCAGCTTGTCCTGCATTTTCTCCAGGACGGCTTCTTTGAAGCAGGAGCGCAGGATGTCCGGAAGGTTTTTCTTCCAGGAACTGTCAAATGGAAAGGATCGCGATACCTTCAAGAAATGTTTGCTGTAAATATCCATGACTTCCCTGTCTATGACGGACATCACATCGTAGTTCTGGAAAAAGGCACGGGTCGGCTCTTCCGGTATGGTTGTCCTTTCATGGATGCCTCGTTCCATCACAACCGGCTTCCCCTCTACGGACCATTCCGTACAGGGGAGCAGGAGCAGATATTCATAGCTCTCCATGAGGTTTGGGAAATCCAGATAGAAGGAAAAGTCCTCAAGGTCGGAAATGGATTCATCCACCGCCACCCCTAACCAGACGGTACGTGGAGGCATCCTTGTTTCCGTACGGGCAATCATGGTCTTTTCCAAGGTTGGGGCTATCCGGTAGAGAAGGTCGTCGCAGACCATATATTTCACATCGGCTTTGTGCAGAAGGGTATCGCAGGCAGGATAAAACGACACGCTTCCGGTCGATAGTTTCCGGGTAAGGGAATCGCTCTCGTAATACATGCCTGACTCCCTGGTTATCTGATAGCATGGCTCTATGGGATAGGCGTGTACGATGCCGTGTGCGGGAAAAGGTGAGGTCAGTATGTCCGGAGTAAGGATTCGGGCGGTCTTTTCCAGCAGCCTGGTCTCGATGGCGGTAAAATCCTCTCCCAGCATATATACCTCGTTGGACAAGGCTTCCAGCAGGAGCTTGACAACCGGGTCGAAGTTCTCCGCCTTTTTTATTCCCCAGAAAGCCGCGGCGTATTTCAGCATACGGTTTCTGATTTGCTCTTTATTGTATTTTTCTGTACTCATACGCCTCTTATCGGGTTGAAATGGGTCCTAAATAAATCACATAATAGAAACAGCGTTTTTCTCCGGTATGTACCAGGGTTCCATATACATATACCTGTACACGTTTCTTTACGGCGGGAGCGTCGAACACATTGTCCTGCCGGGTGGTGTCATCAATGATGACCCGGACATTCACACCCGTAAGCCGCTTCTCATGCTGGGTGATCGCCTTGGTGATGTATTCCGAGAATTGCCCTTCCCAACGGGTGTGTGAAACGATGCTCTCAAAGTCGAGGAAAAAGATCTCACAGCCGAACTCCTTGTCAAAGGCATGTTCGCCGGGAGCCGTGCTGATAAGCAGCTCGATAAACTGGTCGATGGACTCGATTTCCGAACAGGATACGAGACGGCTGTTTTCCACATCCTCGCTGAGCAGGGCTTCAAAATCCAGGGGCAATTTGCAAAACTTTGTTTCCATGCTTGTCAGTGCCATTCGTTTTCAAATTCTTCGTTCGTAAATCTCATCGTCCTTGCCGCAAACAGAAGGACGATGCTGCCGGAATGGGATATACGGTCAACCTTGCGTTGCAGGCGGATGCAGTTCCCTTCCACAAAGCGCAAGGCAAATGCCGCCTGTTGGTCAGGTTGGTCCTTCTGATAAATCCGTATTTCGCCGTTCTCACGGGAGTCGTTGTATGCGGCCCATCTCAACAGCTCGTCACCCGGCATCCCGCTGAGGGTACAGGTGACGAATCCGCCGTAGGCTTCACCTTCAGGCAATCCGTCACGGTCTGTATTCCGCTTGAATTGCAGGTCGAATTCTTCAATGCTGTATGTCTCATGGCAGACGGACAGCCGCATCACGTAGCGGGCATCCGGCATTGAGGATTTTTTGTTTTTGAACAATGAAGTGAACCAGTTCATGATTATAAGTTTAAGTGACACGAATCGCCGGTCTCCATTTCCTGGAAGTGGATGAATAGTGATATACGGCTCTCTTTGGTTGTTGAATGCACATTGAAATCAAGGCATTTTGCTCCCTTGAAACGGATAATCTCTTTGGGAGTACCGGGCAGGTCGGAAGTGTTCATCACCTCTCCGTCCTTCAGGATTCTTGAATTGAACATCCATTCCAAGAGTTCCTCCGTAGGAAATCCGGCAATACTTACCCGTATTTTACCGCCGTATGTCTTTCCGGTTACCTTTCCGCTAGGAGTGGTTTCTTTCCGGAAGTCATACTCATAGCCCAGCAGATCGTATGCCTGCACTTCTTCATGTTCCGAAGGTTCGGCGGTCCAGAACTTGATATACGATTGTACACTCATATCCTTATGCTTTTTTATTCTTCTTCACTCATCAGATTGGTTTGCAGCATGGCGGTCAGGGTCCGTTCCTCGTTCATGCGTGATTCCAGGAACAATACGATATCTTGGCTGTCTAGATGCTTGCGTACATAGGTCCGCAAGTAGGCTTTAAACGCCTGTACCTTCGTCCGATATTCCTCTAATGGGAGGGCAAAGATGTTTTGCGTTCCTACCCTCTCCAGCCCGTATTTCTCCAGTTCTTCTTCCAATGACTTCTTTGATTGGTCATTGGAAATTGCATAAATAATTAATGTTTTATATTGTTTCATAACAATCAAATAACACTTTTTTTCCAAAAAGATAACACAACAAACAAAAACAGAGATAAAAACATATATATTATAATAATCAATAAATTTCCACTATGCAAACGTCTTTCATAATTTTCTATAATAGCCTTATATCTTTTATGCCACCCTAAATAAAAGCATAATAATATAAAAATTACACATAAAGAAATATTATACATAAGTCTTGTTGGATGTATCGCCAATTTATAGTATTCCAATAATCCCCATATTGTATGGATATTACAATTCAAGAATACAGAAAGAAGTAAAATAGCTGCATAAGTTGATATTTCCGATATGGAACTGCGCTGCCAAAATTTATAAAATTTAAAAAACAAATAATCTATAACTTTCATTTTATCTATTCATTTACTAAATCATCTACATAATCATAAAAAGTATCCCCATACAGACCATCGGCAACTCCTGCAACAATAGCGATAGCCCATCCATAAACAGGAATGAATCCCAATCCTATTATTGCTGTTTTTGTAATAAGACTAGTTACTGTTTTTGTATTGGGATTTTCTTCTACATCCTTTATAGCATTAGATATAGAAATAACATTTCCTGTAACACCTATAAATTTACCACTTATTCTAAGATAATTTAAATACTTTGCATTTGTAGTAAAATTCCACCATTTAGACCTGATAACAATATCTCCTGTTTTTTTCAAACGAACCCTCTTTCCTGTTATAGTACGACTATTATATGGCATATATTTTCCTCTATCCAGCATAATATTGTATGCCCAATCAGCACTTGCGTCTATACAACTTATAGATGTATCTATAATGAGGTCTTTTGTAATTCTGTCACCAAAATCTTTATGCTTTTTACTATAACGCTTTTGTAATTCTTCTCCAATTTTACTGAAAGGTATTCTTTTCAACATTAAATTACCTGTAATTGTAGATACTAATTGAAAAGTGCGCCAATATTCCAGTTGAAAATTGCGCCACCATAGGATAAGTATAATGACCTTTGTATAATCCAAATGCAAAGGTAAAATGAAGACTATGGTAGAAAGACAATCAATAATACACATGTATAGAGTATGCGGTTATAGCAAACGGCGTATCTCTCGTGAACTTCATGTCAGCCGTCATACCGTTGACAATATTCTTTCAAAGTACGAATCAGCCATCCGCACGGACAATCCAGAAGAGGCTTTGAGTGATTTGCTTACCATCCAGCCCAGGTATGACAGTTCCAGACGCCGTCCTCGCCGGCTCACACAAGAGATTAAGGATAAGATAGGATTTTGCCTGAAGAAGAATGCCGTTAAGATAGCTACCGGACTTCGCAAACAGCGCATGTTGAAAAAGGATATCCACCAGTTTCTGTTATCTCAAGGATACACCATCAGTTACGCCACAGTATGCAGTTATATAAAAAATATAGAGTCATACAAAGAGAAGAAAAAGAGCGAAACCTTTATCCGGTTGTTCTATGAGCCTGGATGCATTGCCGAGTTTGACTGGGGTGAAGTTCTTCTTTTTATTGACGGCGTCAAAACCAAGTTTTATCTGGCCGTATTCACTTTCGGGCATAGCAATGGCAGATACGCCTATCTTTTCAGGCATCAGAATACGCTTGCCTTCATGGAATCCCACCGTAACTTTTTCAGGGATATACATGGTGTCCCCGCCATGATGGTCTATGACAATATGCGTGTAGCCGTCAAGAGCTTTGTCGGTGGTGATAAGAAACCTACAGAAGCTTTGATGAAGATGTCCGGTTTCTATTGTTTTGAGTACCGTTTCTGTAATGTACGGGCCGGATGGGAGAAAGGACATGTAGAGCGCAGCGTGGAATATGTCAGAAGGAAAGCTTTCTGCCTGACAGACCATTTTGGTGATATACATTCTGCCCAGGAGCATTTAAACCGGGTATGTATGCAGGTCAACAACGAGCAAGGCAGTCTTTCAACAGCGGAGAAAACATCACGTCTGGAAGCTGACCTGTCATCGCTGAAGCCTTTTCCCGGTAATCTGGGCTGTTTTGAGGTCTATGAGTACATTGTGGATAAATGGTCAACTATCAGCATGAAAAATGTCCATTATTCCGTACCTGATTCTCTTGTGGGAGAAAAAGTACATGTCAAGGTTTATAGTGAAAAAATCGTCATCCTGTACGGGAAGGAGAAAGTGGCCTCTCATCAACGCAGTTATTGCGGTGGAGACTGGTGCATCAAGCTGGAGCACTATTTGCGTACACTTTCCCGTAAACCGGGGGCATTGCCCCACTCTGTGGTTTGGCAAAGAGCACCGGAAGAACTGAGAAGGCTGTATGACATCCATTTCAAGGAGGACAACAGGACGTTTGTTCTGTTGCTGGACTATGCCCGAAAAAATGGATTTTCCGGAACGGACATTGTCACGGCATGCAAGGAGCTGACCGGACGTGGTGTCAGAAAGATATCTCCGGACCAGGTAAAGGCCATGCTGCATGGTAGCGTACAGGGAGAGACAGAAGAAACCATGGAACCGCCTGTTCTCCCGGCACAACAGGAGAATATAGAAAGAGAAGCTGTGGATATGCTTGAAGGCATCACGGCGCTCATGACAGGATACAATGAAGTGCATGATATAATACCAACCATTTAAGTTTATAATATATGAAATCAGAAAAAGAAACCATTTATGACTATGCTGCAGAACTGAAGCTTCTGGCCTTTAAAGAGGAACTGGAATGCACCCTTTCATTGGCAGCTGAAGAAAACTGGAACCATCTGCAGTTCTTGACGGAATTGCTTGGAAAGGAAAGCGCCAGGAGAAGGGAGTGTAGAAGAAGATCAAGGATAAGATCTGCGGGATTTCCACAAATGAAGTATCTGCATGAGCTTGTTATGGAAGACATGCCCAAAGAGGCACAGGTAATATTACCTGAATTGGAGACACTGGACTTCATCAGACAGGGAAGAAACCTGGTCCTGTATGGAAATCCGGGAACGGGAAAGACGCATATTGCTACGGCTTTAGGAATAAAGGCCTGCCAACAGGACTTTACCGTATTGTTTACTTCAGTGCCGGTCCTGCTTACCCAGATAAGGGAGGCTAAATCAGCAAAGACACTGAGGACGCTACAATTAAGGTTTGAAAAATACGATCTGGTCATCTGTGATGAGTTCGGATATGTCAGTTGTGACAAGGAAGGAGGAGAACTGCTTTTTAACCACCTGTCGTTAAGAGCCGGAAAAAAGGCTACAATCATTACTACTAATTTGGCTTTTAACAGATGGAATGAAATCATAAAGGACAAGGTGCTTGTGGCGGCAATGGTTGACAGGCTTACACATAAAGCTTATCTGGTTAATATGACCGGACTGTCTTATAGGCTTAAGGAAACACAAAAAATGAGACAAGATAAATGAATATTTTAAACTTATAGTAATTTTGTAACAAGTTATGGATGGAGCTCTTTTCAATTAGAATACAGCGCACTTTTCAATTAGTATCTACAGCGTAAACCGGAACAACGTAGTTTAAAACCTCATTAATACGCCCGGCATGGTCGCCATGTTCATGGGTAATGAGGCAGCCTACTATTTTCTTTACGTTGTTGCCCAACGCTGCTAATACCTTCTTGAATGGTATTCCAGCTTCAAGTAGAAGGGCTTCGCCCGCGTTTTGCAAAACGTAGGCGTTACCCTCTGAACTTGAACCTAATACGGTTAATTCCATATTTAGAACAATGGTTTAGCGTTATTACTTCCGCGACCTTCCCGTGCTTGCGGCGGGTTAGCTGGCTCGCTTTGCGCCGTTTGTCCCTGCTGGGCTTGTATGGGTTGCCCGTCGATAACTCCAATAGTAGGCGCGGCATTCGCTTCTTCTTTTATTTCTTCGGCTACCGCATCCACTATCGGTACGCTGCTTTGTTCGTCTGCATCGCCGAAGTCGCACCCCGTAATGTACTCGTATAGGGCTTTCTTAGCCTTTCTTTCGGCTTTTCCGCGCAGTTGGTCGTGGCTGCTGTAATCATCCTTCTTTACGGTTGCAATAATGCTAAAGCCGTTTTTTTCTCCGTTATACTCATAGTTTATTTTGCAAGGTATTTCGGCGAAGTTCTGCGTTTGCCCCTTGTCGTATGAGGTATCAATGAAGTATTTTACGCCCAGCTTGCGAAGAAGCGAAGTATAACCTTCCTTAGTGGGGTACATCCTTTCGGCTATTATATTGAACTGGTTTCCGGTCGGAAGCAAGCCGATAGTAACCGCGTCTATGATGCAATCGCGTACTATGTCGCGGGTGTAAAGCGGAAGCGGGGCGCGCCCGCCGCTTCTTGCACGCCCGTTTCGGTCTGTAAGAAATCCTATTTTCGTGTTCATCAAAGGCATGAAAACCTTATCCATTACTTCGTCGGTCATGGCTTCGCGAAGAAGTGCTATTACGTTTACGGCTGTAAATGCCGCACCGAAGTTGCTTACGATCTGCAAAGCCGAAGCGTCCTTGCAGGCTAATTCAAACTTTTCTTTTGCTGCCAATATGGTAGCGGGTAAAGTGTTGGTATTCATACTATCGTTAGTTAATTGTTGTTCATTATGTCCTTTAAAAAGCTCTCTATTCCACCGCCTTTAATCATCTTTTCAAAAGCTATTTCGCGGGTTGCCCGTTCTACTATCGGCGCGGACTGCTTTCCGGTAAGAAGTTCTTTCAAGCCCTTTATTATGGCTCCATAATTTCCGCAAAAACCTACCATTACTCCGGTACTGTCTTCGCCGTTTTTATCTTTCGTATCTGTGTCGCAACCTACTACGATAAGACCGCGTGAACTGCTTCCGTTACATAATGGTACTAAATGCTTTTGCATTACTTCTGTGGTGGTCTTCAAAAAGTCGCTTTGGGGTTCTTCTTGGCTGCTTTCCGCTTGTTGCGTTTCTCCGTTTCCCGAAGCAAAGCAATAATAGTCACGATACAAGTCCGCAAAGTGTTCGGCTGCGTATTTCGCGAGCGCGGACGTGGGAAAGCAAAGCCGAGAGCCGATAAACGCAGTCGTAGACGCAGCCGTGTTATACGCATTCGCGTACGAAAGCCCGGCATTTACATAACGGAATAGCGGGTAATACTTCCATTCGTTTTGGTCGTCCCAATTCGGCTTCCAACCGTTATTAAGTGCGCGGGTTATTACTGTCAGCTTGTGGTAGGCTAACATGCTTCTTTGGTCTTCCTTCGGGAAAATGTTAAATACTTCTTCGTTAATCGGTTGAATGTTCAAAACTCTACAAGCGTCCTCGTAAGACGCGATTTTCTTTTCTGTATTCATAAAGTTGTTATTTAAAAAAGTTAATAATAATGTTATTCTACTTTGAAGTCTTCGGTAGTTACTACCAACTTTACAAGCTGGCTAACAACCGGGATAAACTCGTTAATACTTTCTGCGTTATCCACGAAAATAGGCGCGCTAACGTTGTGGAACGTGCAAAGGGTGTTTATTATATCAAGCCCGGCATTAACTTTCCCGGCTTGGTTCTTATCCGCGTATTTTACCCCGTCAATAAGGCAAATGCAATCCGGTTCTTTTTCGCCGTTTACGAGCGTTTTGTACATCTTGAACTGAACCCGGCTAAACAATCCGTTTACGCGGCGTTCCACTTCCGTCATACGGGCTTTTATCAAGTCGGCTATTACTATTTCGCAGCCTTGTATTTCGGCGCGTTCCTGCGCCAATTTTGCGGCTTCCCCGTTTAGTTCGGCTATGCGCTTTTCGTTGGCTTCTATAATGGTGCGAAGGTTTAGCTTACGCTTTACTTCATCAAGCCGGGCGGTAAGGTTGGCTTTCCGTTGGCGTATCTCTGTTCTGCTTGCCGCGTCTTCCGCGTTGAAGGCTGGAAGCTGTTCGGAAAGTTCCTTTATTTCTTTTTCAAGCGCAACCCATTCCGGGAGGTCTTCTCCGTTAATATCCGGTTCGGTATTTACGCGGGGATTGTCATTCAAAACCTTTTGCAACGCTTCGCGGTCTTCTTTCGCCTTTGCTACGGCGGTAGTGTGGCTGGTTTCCAATTCGGCTAACGCTTTGTCTATCCGGTTGGCTTCTTCTTCCTGCGATGTTATCATTTCGTTTAACCGCTGACCGTCCGTGTTAATCTTGTTAAGGCGTTCTTCCCGGTCTGCATAGAATTTTTCGCGAGCGGCTTCCCGGTCGGTGTTATATTTTGCTAATGCTACCGGGTCGGCGCAAGCGTGCTTAAACAACGGGCAAACAAGACTTTCCGTAGCGGTAAATTCTTCGGCGTTTACTTTGTACCATCTTTCGCGTAGTTCGTTCTGCATTTGTTTGTAGCCTTCTATTGTGCTTTGCGTCCGTTTCTTCTCGTTCGTCAAACGGTCGTATTCACTACGGTAGCGGCTGGCTTCGCTGCGTTCGTCGTTTATAACCTGCTGTAACTTACGGTCGGCATTATTGTAAGTTTCGTTCTTCTTGAACGCTTCGTTCCTTGCCGTTTCCTTTGCCTTAAATACTAATGCGTGCTGGCTGCTACGTTTGTCATTTATGGCGGTTTGTACCTTAGCGGCAGCTTCATAGGCGATACGGTTGGCTTCTGCTGCTGATGCGGCGGCTTCGTCTATGTCGTTCAATTCTTTTGTAAGTTGCTCCTTTTTGGTGTTAAGGGCGGCATAGTCCGGTGTAAGCGGGGTAGCACGCGTTATTTCGTCAATACGCGTAGGTATCTTTTCCAATTCCTTCGTTATCTTCTCCTTTTGCGCTGAAATCTCGCGCTTATAGTCTTCTACCGTTTTCCCGCTAAGCCGTTCTATCAATGCGGCAAAGGCGGTATCGCCCTTCGCTATGTCTTCGTAGCTTACGCCCCCGGCTATCTGCAAAAGCATTTCGCGTTGTGCCGTCCAATGAAGGGAAAGGAAATAGTAGGGGTTGGTAATCATCTTGAAAACAGCTTCGGGTATAATTTCGTTTATACGTTCGTCGTATTCGCCTTTTGTTTTTAATGGTACTCCATTATAGAAGTAGTCGGTATGATGTCCCTTTAACTTCCTTTCCGTCTTTCCCTTCTCTGTTTTCCATTCTTCAACCAATACGCGACGGAGTTCTACGGTTTCAACACTTCCCGTTTCGGTATCTATTATTTCCAACGTTCCGGCTACCTCGTGTTCAAGGTCGGGAATAAAGTTACCTTCTGCGTCGTTGGTCTTAATTCCGAACTTACTATCTACGTTACCTTCACTGTCTTTGCCCCAAAGAAGCCATGTAAAAGCGTCCATTATGGTAGTCTTTCCCGTGCCGTTCCGTCCGCTTATGGTTGTAACTGTGTCGTTAAAGTCTATAACGACGTTGCGCAAGCCTTTGAAATTTACAAGGCTTAGACGTTTGATGATTGCTTTTTTGCTCATATTACTGATATTTTTGAAGTGAATAAAATCCCGCGTCAAGACTTACGGTTATTTTCTCTAATTTCTTCTTTTGGGCTGCATAGGAGCGTGCTATGCTGTTCAGGTAGCCCGTAAGGTTTACTATGTAGGTGCGCTTCTCTATGATGCAGTTTAGGGCTACGTCTAAGACGGCTTCCCAAACTTCCCGTACGCGTTCCGGCTGTACCGCTATTCTGTGCCGGATGATATATTCCGTTACTTTTGCCTTGCGGCTTTCAATCTCGGTTATTACCATTGAAAAATCACCTGTCCGGTATGCCTGCAATACAATCGCGCAAAATTGGATGGCGTTCAAATATTCTTCTTGTATATTGGAAACGCTTGTTCTCTTTCTCAAACGCTCCCTAATCCGTTCTTGAAATGTGTTACGATCTATTAGTTCTATCTGCCCGCTGGTTGTTTCAACTATACAGTATTTTCGGCTAATTTCGCGCGGGTCTATGTTCTTTTCCGCCGAATAAAGGAAACGTTTAAGGCTTCCGGTGTATTTTTCCCCGTTATCCGCCTTTAATATCAATGCGTTATTGCATGGTTTCAATATACGCGGTTCTACTCCCCGGCAGTAACTTCGTATCTGCCTGCTCTCCCTATTTATTTCATATTTAGAAAAGCCGGGAATGTTAATCCAAATGTTTTTAATCATATAGCTGTGTTTTAAAAGTTATTTCTTTTTGTTGCCTGCTGCCAGCTTTAACGCTAAATCAGCGTCAATAATCAGTAGCGCGCCTACTTGCGTTATCGCTGCATCAATCCGCCCGGAAGCCTTCAACCGTGCTGCGGTTGTCTTGGAACACCCTAATAGAATTGCAAGCCCTTTCAAACCGTACACGTAACGTTTCGCCGTTTTAGGCTTTTCCGGCTTCTGTGCCGCAGCTTCTATACGTTCGTCTATCGCGTCCATAAGTTCGCCGAGCGTAAGGTCTATTATTCGTTTCTTTGTGTCCATAGTCTAACTGTTTTCGTCGTCTTTAATGTCCGGTATTGTCTTCGCCGCAACCTTTATTGAAAGGGCGAAATTCGCAACTACAAGGAATACTGCCCATATAGGCGCGGTTTCAGTGTCAATGCTTAGAAGTATAAAGGAAACGGCAACCCAAGCAAGGGTAAGCCAGTTATACCACTTTAGCGGTTTCGTAAATTCTATGCCGATGGCTTTAAAAATCTTAGTCATAACTGCAAACTTCAAAAGGGTTATAGTCGTTTTCGCCTTTGCGCCTTCCTGTCGTTTTGACAATCCGTGTGATCTGCGCGCGTCTTCCTACTCTGAAAAAATCGCCGTTCCCGGTAAGTTCCTTCGGGAGTATAAGCAGAAGAAGGGCTACCGCTACGAATGTGCGTTTTAACGGGTCAAGGCTTACCGGAACATTATGCTTTGTACAGAACCACCAAACGCAAAGTTCCGTAGCCTTTTGTATGCCTACTTTCGCGTAGATGTTCCGGGCTGTATTCTCTACGGTGCGGGTAGAAATAAACAGAATGTCCGCTACTTCTTTCTTGGAAGCTCCCCACGCCAGCAAGTGCGCTACTTCGGTTTCCCGCCTGCTTAGTTCCACGTTTAGTTTCATACGTCCCAAATGTTAGCTGTTATTCCGTATTTGTTGAATACGCCTTCTACGGCTTTCGCTTGCGTTACTTTAGGTTCTATCTTTCCGTCCCGGTATGCGTAGAAACTGTTCCGGTTATTTATTCCCAAAGCGGCTTTAATTTCCGTTACCGCTATTTTGTAATCGCCTACACGTAACTGGTTCAACCCGCTAAGGAAGCCCTTGCTTTTTTTCTTATTTTCTGTTGTTACTACCATAATTGTAAAATTTAAAATTCATAGTGCGCGGGGGAAGGTTCGCCCTTCGTACGCCCGTAGCGTCCCGCGCGCGGTCTGTTTCCGCAGTCATCGGTTTATAGCCTTTACAAAGGGGATTCCTTTTCCGCTGGCTTATATATAGTTCCTCTGATTTGTATTAAGGTAATACGTTAATCGGAAGAAGAAGCGTTACCTATCTGCTTGTAATAGCTGGTATCTTCCATGCTGTCCATGTAGTTAAGCATACGCAAAAGTCTTTGCAGGTCTTCCGGGCTTAATTCCCGTTCTTCTTCGCTATTGTCGTCGCCATGCTTTCCGAATATCCTATGCTTTTGTATGTACGCTTCCGTGAACTCCTTTTGCATCCGCTTCATATCCTTTGTAAGCTGTTTATAGTGCCAATCGTACAAAGCCTGCAATTCTACGTACTGCATTTTGGTTAATTCAACGGTAACGTATCTTCTGCGCTGGCGGTAACTCATCCGCTTTTCGTTTGTTACATTGAAATAACATTGGGTAAACAAGGTAAATCCGTACCCGTTTTCCTTTACGTTGAAAGTGTACGGTTGTTTTTCTTCCTGCGCTTCTACTATTTCTTCCAACGAAACACCGTATTTGGCTAACAGTTGGTCTAACAAACGCCTTGCGTTTATGGCTTCGCCTTTCTCGCCGCGTTCCGCAAGGGCTTGTAGTTTCAGAACCTTGCTTCTAATGCTTTCAAAATCTTTATCCATATAGCTGAATATTAAAAGTAATTGAGTGAACTATTTTACGTAGAAAGTAACGCGAAGCCCGCGACGAAGGCAGCACTTAACTTTGTCTAATCCGGCTTTCAAAGCGCGTGTTACAAACTTATCGGCTAAAGTTTCGCCAATCAAATTCAGAAGACCGCTAACGCCTACCAGCTTGTTAATACGGTTGCCTTCGTTGTCTATTCCGCTTACCTTAATGCGGAAGTTCTTGTTAATGAATTTACTTGTATGTATCATATAGCTTTTATAAATTTCTGTAAATTAGCGTGTTTTTGTCATTGCTAAGTGTCTGCTTTTTGCTTACCTTTGCAACTGAACAACTAACACAATGCAAATGTATAGTAAAAGCATACAATATGCAAACTAAAAGTGTTCATATTTTAGCTGAAAGCCGATTTTTAACTTTTAGAAACAGTTACATTTATGGAAACAAGTGTAAAAGAGAGACTTAAACAATTTATAGATACGCTAAACATTAGCGAAAGGGAATTTTGCAGGCGCATCGGTGTGTCTTCTTCTTATGTTATGTCTATAAAAAAGTCTATTCAACCGGATAAAATGCAAGCTATTAGCATACAGTTCCCGGAACTTAATCCGCTTTGGCTTTTGCTGGGGCAGGGGGAAATGTTGTTACCTAACGAAAAGAAGGAAGGCGAACAACGGCAGAACGCAGGCGAGTTGCCTTCTTCCGAACTGTTGGCTAAGTTGCTGGAAGAAGCCAATAACGAAAAGTCGCGTTTGCTTTCAATTATAGAAAGCCAGCAGCGTACAATAGAAAGCCTTACGGATTTAAGCAAAAAAGCCAATGCCCAGACGGTAGAACATGCAGGATGTGCAAATGCCGTTTAGTATTTGGTCGCAAAGTTCCTAAATACTGAAAAGGCTTTCATAAAGTAGTATCACACGCACGTACTTATATGATAATAATATCATACAATCGCCGTATTAAAGTGATACGAAAGCAAGGCGATTTTAAGCCCATTTTCGCGTTATTTTATTTTCGCCTTATAACTATACCATTTTGGAACGAAACGCGCTTAAATTGAAAAATCAATAAAAATAACTATTAGCTATATGGTAGAAGTAAATGTAGATAAGTTTTATAGTAACCGGGCTTTGTATCCATTTATCCCGGAGGCTGTGTTTGATGCGTTGGAAGCTGCCTACTTGTCCGGGAATGAATGTGCCCGAATACCGGAAGGGGAATATAATACAATGATGTCTAACCTTAAACGTGCGAATTTATGCCCCGTACAATAGCCAAGCCTTCGACTATAAGCGAAGGGATAAACCGCCGCTTTTTTGAAGCAATTGAAGCGATTGTAAGTTTGGGTAAGGTTAGCGCGTTGGAAGCGTTTTGTACGCTTTACGATTTAAGTGCGCCGCGTTATAGGGAAATGCGGCTTACTTATGGCGTTTCTCCGAAGCCCGGCTACCAATCACGTTACAAGAATATAGAAGTAGAAGCGATCTATTCGCTGGTCGTTAATTATCCAATTTCTTCACGCTGGCTTATAACCGGGCGCGGTAAAATGCTTATTGAATAATGAAATTCTCTATTAAGTACCAATTATCGCCGCGAACGGAAGGGGATAGGCTTACGGAAAACGTGCCTATACGTTTGCGGGTGTCTTTTGCAGGCATTCGTGTGGATTTGCGTTCTGGCTATGTAATAGACGCGGAAAAGTGGGACAATAATAACGCCTGCGTGAAAATCGGTGCAAAGAATAGTTTCAACCAAACGGCAGGCGAAATAAATCGCGCTCTTACAAACCTTTCATCTATTGTTGAAGAAGTCTTAACCCGGTTTGAACTCGACAACCGCAGAACGCCAACAGCGAAAGAATTTAAGGCGGCTTTCGATGAAGCCGCCGGAAGGAAGAAGAAGGAAGTAACGCCGGACTTCTTTACTGTTTTCGACAAATTTGTAGTAGAAGCTGGTACGGCTAATAACTGGGTTCCGGCTACCTATACGAAATTTAGTAGTTTGCGTAAACATCTGTATGCTTATATGCCCCAGCAAATACTTAACCAACTGACAAAGGAAAAGCTACAAGGCTTTGTTAAATACCTGCAAGACGCGGGACAAATGAATACGACCGTAAGCAAGTATATGAGTTATGTACGTTGGTTTCTCCGCTGGGCTTGTAACAACGGTTACTATAATGGGCTTTTGCATGAACAATATAAACCGCGTTTTAAGGGGATAGACTGCAAAGAAGTTATTTTCCTTTCATGGGAAGAACTGCAACACTTTCTAAACTATCAATTTCCGGAAAACCGCAGTTCTTTGTCGTGCGTACGTGATGTATTTTGCTTCTGCTGCTTTACCGGGTTGCGATATTCCGATGTAGCCCGGTTACGTCCCTGCGATGTCAAACGGACGACAAACAAGCCTTTTATATCTATCGTTACTATGAAAACCGAAGACCGTTTGCATATAGAGCTTAACAAATACGCACTTCAAATACTTGACAAATACAAAAACATTCATTTCCCCAAAGGGTTAGCCCTTCCGGTTATCAGTAATGCGAAAATGAACGAATACCTTAAAGAAGCTGCCGAAATAGCCGGAATAAAAGAACCCGTTAGAATAGTGTTTTTCAAGGGAAACAAACGTTATGAAAATGTTTTGCCAAAGTGCGAACTTCTTACCACGCATAGCGGAAGAAAGACGTTTATCTGCAACGCTATAAGGCTGGGTATTCCTACTAACGTTATTATGGAATGGACGGGGCATAGTGATTACAAGGCAATGAAGCCGTATATAAAAATAGTGGATGCGGTTAAAGAGGAAAATATGTCTAAATTTGACACCTTTTCCGAAGAAAGAAGAAGCAATAGTAAAAAATAGAAAACCCGAAAAAGTACCCGAAAATGGCTTTACTATTTGGGTACGGTCGTACTCAATCAATAGCGTAAAATCCTGAATATTCGGCTATTTATGAAAATGTGATAACAGTTGATTATATTTGAATATCTTGGGCTTAGAGCCGTACGCACCGCTTCTCAAGAAAGCAAAAAATTAGAAAAAGCTCTGATTCTTAATAGAATTAGAGCTTTTTTATTTGTTTGAGGTGAAGCAGAATATAGCGTTTCTGAGAAGTATGCCAGGGTCAACGTAACAATCTGAGGGATTTTATATTTAAGCATATAATTTAGCAAGTCTATATAAGAAAAAAGCTCTAT